TATCCGGGGAAACTGGGTAACCACCGTTGTTACGACCGACATCGAGTTCTCGATGAAGGCTCGAGCATCGCTTGGCCCCAGTGGTCCATACCCCTTGACTTGGTGGGAAGGTGACGGAGGCGGTTCTCATCTAAAATGGGTAACCGTATCTCGCGAAATCAACCGAGACCTGACAAGCACACCTGAGTTTACGATGAATTTGTCGTTGCTCAAAGCCATTGATGGAATAGCACTCGGGATAGGTCAAGTTATGACTCTTCTCGGGAGGCTACGTCATTAATAAAAGGAGTATATTCACATGGGACTGAAAACAATTTCCCTCCTCGCCGGTGCCACCGTAGGTGCGTCTGGCGGAACTGCCCAGGTATTTGCCACAGACGGCATTACCATCCAGAATGGTCTTCACCTGATTGTCCCTGCAGATACGGACTATCAGACTCGTCGTACGGCTACCGTCAAGTATCGGCCGCCGGTTCTCGACCCGAAGACCAGCACGTTCAGTAAGGATAAGAAAACGATCTCTTATTCCAAGCCTTGTGTCCAAACGGACGGCAGTATTCAGTTTGCCGTCGTACGACTTGAACGTGAAGTCCCTGTAACAATGTCGGCAGCCGATGCCCTCGAAATGAATCTTATCGGGGCGCAATTACTGACCGACTCTGAAGCAGCGGGTTTCTGGGCAACTGGCGATATGACTTAGTCGTCAGTATCGTCCTCTCTACAACCATTGGAGGAACGAATGAAAAAAGGCAAACCCGCAAAAACGACCGGAGAATATTCGGTCGACCAGATGATGACGAATGTGGCATCATCCCTAGTCAGGGACTTCCAAGCTAACCTTAACGACCCCTGCTTTTGCAGTGGATTCCTGGAGAAGTTACGCCAAGGATCCATCGCAGGGATACGTGAGGCTGCTCCTGCGCCGAATGAAGAAATGGACGTGGCCGAATTTAAGGCCACCTACCAGCTCGAATCGGTACTGAAGAGGTTTAGATATCAAAGTGATATCTATAGCGATGATGAGTTAACTAAAAAGGCAATTCAGTCTTTTAAGGACACTCAGATTCGACTTGCGTGTCAAGACTTGGATAGCCTGTGTGAAACTTCACAGGCTATTCTTGATTATGCCGCAGGTTATGTTGCCCGTGTTTTAGGCACATACGACGATGAAGAACATCGGTCCCTCTGCAGATTTGGAAGTAAGGCGTCGGTCGGTATACCTGCAAGAGCGGCGAGTGAAGCTGCCAGATGGGAAATACCGATTTCCGGCTCCCGCGAGCAGATTTCTTGGTTTGATTCAGAAATGAGTCAAGATCAAGCCGTCCAGAATTATTGGACGGCCCAAAAGGCAGTGCCTGGCCGTGAAGGTCAAGCCACCTACCAAGAAGTCAGCTCCCTGACACTGACGCTAGTCCCAAAGACGTTTAAGTCGTTACGCGCAATCATGCCGAATACCACTATTGGCTCTTACCAGAGCTATGGTTTAGGCGAGATGTTGCGAACACGACTGCGACGGGAAGGGTTTGACATTCGGCGCCTACAACAACGGCACCGTCGTCTTGCTCGGACAGCTAGTGTGTATAATATGCACACGACAGCTGACCTTTCGAGCGCTTCCGATTCAATTTCGGTGCGACTCGTTGAGCGGTTACTCCCTCATGATTGGTTTGAAATACTGAACGCCAATCGTATCGGAGCGACTGCTTTACCCGATGGTACTGTAGTACAGAGTTTAACTTTCTGTACTATGGGGATTGGGTATACATTCCCGCTGCAAACGTTGATCTTCCTAGCCCTTTTAAAAGCGAT